CCGCCCGCCGGGCAACCCCCCACCGCTGATGACTGATAGGGGGCGCGCGTGTCTTACGCGACCGTTATTGACGTGGCGACCACCCTAGGCCGCCCCATCACCGACCAAGACGAGCAGAACCAGATCACCAACTGGATCAGCAAGACCGAGCGCATCATCAGCGCCCGCCTCGGTGACCTGGCCGCGCTTGACCGTCAGATTCTCGCCGACGTCATCAGCGAGGTCGTTGCCCGCCGCGCGCGCAACCCGGACGGCAAGCGCAACGAGAGGATCGACGACTACAGCTACACGCTGGACGCCGCCGCATCCTCCGTTGAACTCACGCTCACCGCCGACGAATGGGCCCGCCTCTCACAAGACGGCTCGACGTCGGGCGTATACATGCCGGTCCTGACCCCCGCGCCCTGGCTTGGGGGCCGCGACGCCGACGCAACGCCGGCGGGGGGCTGGGCATGAGCGCGCGCACCGCCGTGATCGCGGGCCGCCGCGCCGCCGAAGCCCTCATGACTGACCGGGCGACCGTCACCCGCCCGACTGTCACCACAGGCGAGGACGGCCTCGACGAGCTCACCGAAACCCCCGTCTGGTCTGGCCCCTGCAAGGTGCAGACCTACGAGGCGCACGAGACCGCGGCGAACGCCGCCGGCGTGCTCGTGACCATTCAGCGGTACTCGATTCACCTCCCGCACAGTGTGGACGCGGTGCGCGTCGGCGACCTGATCCGCGTCGCAGGCTACCTGAGCGTCTTTCGCGTGACTGGTCTTTTCGACAAGACGCACGTCACGTCGCGCCGTTTCCAGGTGGACGTGGAAACGAACGGCGATGATCTCCTGTGACTGGCATTGAGATTGACACGACCGAGGTTAGGCAGATCGCCGCTGACGCGACCAGGTTGCCCGGCGAATTGTCCCGCTGGCTTAGGCCAGCCGTGAGCCGGGGTGCGCTGAACATCAAGCGAGCTATGCAGGCCGACCTCGAGCAGTCGGGAAACGCTGGTATTCGCGCCGTCGCCCGGTCTATCTCCTATGACCTCATCGATGGGGACCACACCATCGAAGCGGAGATCGGACCTGACAAGCCGTCCGGCGCCCTGGCCAATATTGCCTATTTCGGCACGTCGAGGGGCGGCGGTCACACCCGCGACCCTATCGAACCGCTGAATGAGGAGGCCGAGGCGTTTCAGAAAGCCGTCGCCGACATCGTAGGAGAGCTATGGGGCTAACCCTCACCATCATGAACCAGATGCGGGCGCGGCTCGCCACCCTCACGTCGGCGGGCGCGCCTGTCAAGGCGTTCGTTGGTGACCCGCCCGGCAACCCCGGTTTGCCGTTCGTGTTCGTGTGGGGGCCGCCCACCCTGGCAACGTCCGATGCCATGAGCGGATGCGGTGGCGACGTTGACGTGCGCCTGCACGTGCAGGTTGTCGCTGCGACGACCGCGAACGTCCTGGACCTCGCCGATCAGGTCACCGCCCTACTGAAGGGTGAGGTTCCAACGGTGGACGGCTGGCGGTGTTTCCCGCTCGCGCACGTGGGTGTGACGGACGTGCGCTCCGATAAAAGCACGGTCGGTGCACCCGCGAACCGCTCGCCCCGCTACTGCACCGTGACTTTTCGCGCACAAGCCACCACCGAAACGAAGGAGGCCTGAATGGTCACCGCATACAACACCAGAACCGGCGTATTCCAGGACATCCCCGAGCACTGGATCGGCCACCCGATCTGGGGTGTGGACTGGACGCTCACCCCGCCCCCCGAGGCCCGCGAACCCCTTTGTTGCGGCCAGGAGGACGAACCCCTCGACGCCCCCGAGCATGGGGACGACACCACCGACAACCTCACCGAAGGAGACTGAAAAATGGCAGGTGCAAAGACCCTCGCCGATGGGCGTATCACCCTGTGGGCGCTCACTGTCAAGCCCAAGAACATGGCAGTGCCCACCATCACTGAAATCAAGGCGGGCAAGAAGATTTCGTGCCACATCATGAAGTCGGACTACGCGCTCGGCGCCGACAGCGACGCCGAAATTACGGAACAGGAGATGTGTAAGACGGGCGAGGGCAAGGCCCCCGGCCCCACGTCTTACGCGGGCAACCTGACCGTTTTCCGCTACCTCGACGAGGCGGGCAAGCCGGTCGCAGCCGACGACTTCGTCTGGGACCTCATCAAGGCCAAGGGAACCACGATCTGGCTTGTGGAGCGTGAAGGCCCGGTCGAGTCCAAGGAAATCGCCGAGGGCGACATCGTGTCGGTTTACGAGGTTGTTCTCGGTACGCCGACCAAGCCGTCCGACCGCTTCGCCGGGTACATCAAGCGCACCGCGAAGCTCAACGTGATGGACGCGGCGGAAAACGTCACCGTCGGCCCCGACAGTCTCTGACGCGCAGTCTCCCGCCCGGTAGGTTCCGTAATGGGCTGCCAGACCTGCCGGGCGGGCACCCCCCACCACACCAACACGGCAGCCCGAAAACAACGCAGCTACACAGCTAGGAGCATGGCATGGCAGCCCACGACGAAGAACTCACCATGGCCGACATGGCCCTCACGCACACCAACCCCGACGCCCCTGTCACCCCTGAGACTTTCGACCTCGCGGCCTGGATCGCGGGCGTTACCCCCGTTCAGCGCACGGTCACCCTGTACGCAAGGGGCGACCTGTTCGCGGACCTGTCCGCCCTGGAAACCAGGTACGACGAGGCGAAGCGTGCTGCCAACGTCGACGACATGCGCGCCCTCAAAGAGCAGATGCGCGAAGTCGCCGACCAGATCAAGGCGTCGACCCTCGACATCACTGTCCAGGGCCGATCAGCCGACTGGGTGCAGCGTTTCCGTAAGGACATGGAGGAACGCGGCATTGACGGCGACCAGGCCACCCTCGAGCAGCTCGCCGCACAGATCACCGCACCCGAAGGCCTCACCGTGGACATGCTCGCCACCCTGCGCGACCGCATCGAACCCCAGGTCGTGGCGCTCGTGCAGGCCGTCGCCACCGTCAACACCATGAAGCCGACGATCTCGGTCCCTTCGTGACGGAGTGCCTGGACCGGCCAACGGGAGCGTGGCTGGGCCGGGCACTCCGAAGCGCGAAGAAATGGGGCCGAAGGCCGACCGAGTTCCTGGGAGTCCCCGGCGACACGTGGGGCGAAATGGACAGCACCCTCGCGGGCGCGCTCGACATGTACGAGGACACCCGCGTCGGCTCCTACGGCTACCCCAAGCGCCTCACCGAAGGCGACTACGAGGGCTATTTCGAGGTCGAAGAACGCCAAGACAACGCGCAAATGGCCCTCGACCTGTGGCGCAAGAAACACAAGCAGGGCCCCGCGCCCGGCATGGTCCCGACGGTGGTTTTCACCGGCACCGAGGACTAGCCGGGCGGGGCCCCGTCATATAGCGGCGCGGATCGCGCGCGGAAAGGCACTAGCCCATGACTGAACGGTCAATTAAGGTCACCCTGCGCGCGAACGTCAGCGATTTCAACAGGCAGATCAAGAGCGCGGCGACGAGCCTCGACCAGCTCGCCGCCAAGGGAGACCCCACCGGCAAGGTCGCTGAAACCACCATGGGCCGCCTCACGCAGTCCGCCCAGTTGCAGCGCGCCGCCTGGGACACCGCATCGACCGCCATGGTCGGCTACGGTGTCGCCGCAGCAGCAGCCGCCGGCTACGTCGTCAAGTCCTTCGCGGACTTCGACCAGGCCATGAGCAACGTTCAAGCCGCCACCCACGAGTCCGCCGAAAACATGGACCAGCTCAGGGAGGCCGCGATTCAGGCGGGCGCCGACACGGCGTTCAGCGCGTCCGAAGCCGCCGGCGCAATCGAGGAGCTCGCTAAGGCGGGCGTTTCGACCGCTGACATCCTGAACGGTGGCCTGAAGGGGTCGCTCGACCTGGCCGCCGCCGGTGGCATGGGGGTCGCCGACGCCGCCGGTATCGCGTCCGTGGCGTTGACCCAGTTCAAGCTCAGTGGCTCTGACGTTGGCCACGTCGCCGACCTCCTCGCCGCCGGTGCAGGTAAGGCCATGGGCGACGTGTCTGACCTGGGCGCGGCCCTCAAGCAGGCGGGCCTCGTCGCCTCCCAGACGGGCCTCAGCATCGAGGAAACCACGGGCGGCCTTGCCGCGTTCGCGTCCGCTGGCCTCCTCGGCTCCGACGCGGGCACCTCGTTTAAGACGATGCTGCTCAACCTGACGCCTCAGAGCAAGCAGGCGGCGAAGTACATGGAAGAGCTCGGCATCCACGCATACGACGCCGAGGGCAAGTTCGTCGGCCTGGCCAATTACGCGGGCCAGCTCCACGACAGCCTCTCGAAGCTCACCGCTGAGGATCGCCAGGAAGCCCTCAAAAAGATGTTCGGCCAGGACGCGATTCGCGCCGCGTCCATCCTGTACGAGCAGGGCGCCGACGGCATCCAGTCGTGGATCGACAAGGTCGACGACGCGGGATACGCCGCCGAGACCGCCGAGGCCCGTATGGATAACCTCAACGGCGACCTTGAAAAGCTCGGCGGTAGCTTCGAGACCCTGTTCATCAAGAGCGGTAGCGGCGCGAACGACTTCCTGCGCACAATCGTGCAGTTCGCGGAACAGGCCGTCAACGCGTTCAGTGCGCTTCCCGCGCCCGTGCAGCAGGGCGCGCTCGGCCTCGCCGCCTTCACGTCCGCCGCCGCCCTCACGGCGGGGGGGGGGGTGGAGGAATTTTTGGAGGGGACCGAAAATTGCTCGGCGGGGTGCG